CACGACTTGGGTGCAGTTCGACGGGGTGGATGATTTTACGAGCGACGGCACGGCTGAGTCAAGCGCAGCCGCAGTTCTGCTGACACCGACGATCTACCTGCTAGGCGAGAGCGCGCCGGTCGGCGTCTCCAGTTCTGATTCGAACTCCGGGTCAGCGAATGAGTCGGCATACGTCGAGGTCAGCGACTTCCCGCAGAACGCTGTCATCGATGACTTCAATCGAGCCGACGGGATCCTGACTTCCCCTTGGGTGGGTATGACAGTACCCACTCAGACGTATCTGACTCCGTACGTCGCTAGCAATCAAGCTTCGACCGGCCCGCCTGGGAATGGATGTGGTGCATACAGGAGCGATCTATCACAAACCGACTGCGAGGGGTTTATTGATCTCCCGAACCCGGCGGAAACTCAGTACCACGATGTGTGGCTGAGGTTCACCGGGGGAACGGACATCAACTCGCAGAATGGCTACTTCCTACGGCATGACAGTGTAGGCAACAAGCTGATGCTTCAGAAGTGCTCGGGCGGCGCTACCTCTTCCGTGGGCGGGCAGCCGACTTGCGCGCTATCACCAGGTGATTCAATTGGCGCAAGGGTGCTCGGTACGACCTTCTCGATTTACTACAAGCCGCTCGCCGCGTCAAAGTGGAGGATTCTCGGGACGGGAGTTGACGCAACGTATCAGAATGCTGGCTCGATTGGATTCTTCTCACCCGGACACCCTGCGGTCTTCGACAACTTTGGTGGCGGCAAAATCACAACCGGGAAGTCCGATGTAGACGCGACTGGGATCAATGAGGTCGAGACTGCCACCGTCAATCAGAAGTTCTCGGATGTAGATGCAACAGGTATCAACGAGACCGAAACTCCTGTCCTGGTTGCGAAGTACACCGGGACTGATACCAATGGATCTACTACGGAGACGACCTCGCTCGTTCAAAGAAATGTTCTCAGCGATGTAGACTCGACCGGGATCAATGAGACCGAAGTAGCAAGCGCGTACTATGCGCCGGCAGACTCGGATGTCAACGGCGGGATCACTGAGTTCGCGTACTTCGCTCAAAGCATCGTCGTCTACGAACCGGACTTCATCGATTCGTACAACACCCTACAAGCTCGCTATTCTCCATACACCGCGATCCCGGCTCAGTTCGGGACGTATGACGCGCTCTCCGGAGCGCCGCTGCCGCTTCCGGTTCTCACAGAGGTTGCGTTCTACGGGGTTGCAGTTCCGGTCTCGGATTCGAATGGGCCAACATCCGAGTCCGCTGCATTCTTCTACGCTCCCGCGAGCGCCGACGCCGGAACAGCTAGTGAGGCCGCTTCTCCTGTTGTAAGAGCGACTGTCACGGATTCGAGCGGTTCGACTACAGAAACCGCCGTGCTCGTCAGCGTACCGGCTGTTACGGACGCGAACGGGACTACAACTGAATCGGCGTCGATAACTCGGGTCATTCTGTCGGATACAGACAATGCCGGGTTCACCGCAGCTCAGTCGGTCGTCTCTAAGCTTGCTGATACAGATGTCGGCTCGGCGTCGGATACTGCAAGTATCTTCCAAGCCCTGGTTCCGGTCTCGGCTTCAGACACGAATGGGACGACGACCGAAACGCAATCGTTCACATATGCTCTCTCCGCGAGCGATACGAATAGCTCGCTGACGGAGACAGCATCCTTCCTGCCGTCGTATGTCGGGGTCGATTCCGGTACAAGCTCGGAATCTGCGACGGTGCCGAAGGCTCTGATTTCCGCATTCGAAACTACACCATCTTCAATCGAAGCAGCTACCACCGGCGTTCCGGTCTACAACGGAGACACCGGCTCAGCGTCTGATTCCGCTTCGGTTGTCACCAAGATAACGGCGAGCGACTCAGGGTCAGCAACCGAGACAGGGATCGGTTCGCTCACGAGTTCGTTCACCGTGACCGATCAGAATACTGCGACCACCGAGTCAGCGGCTCTTGCCGAGGCGACGAGTGACTCAGGGACGGGCACCGATACAGCAACCGTCAAGTTCCTAGTCACCGTGACAGATTCTGGTTCGCTCACAAGCGAGAGTCAATCGCTCGCGACGTTGAACCAGAAGACAGACGCCGACTACGGTGGCACCCCCATTGAGGTCGCGATCCTCGCTGCCCAACAAACCCCCGGCGGGGATCAGGCCTCTGCCACCGAGTCGGCGTCTGCAAGTATATATATCGCGGGCGCGGACGTAGGCGCGGGTATAGATGTTAGTGCCGCTCCTGTTGCGAAAATCTCTGTATCCGACTCCGGAACCGGATCGGACACCATCTTCACCGGTGGCCGAGTCTCGGTCACCGACTCCGGGACAGCCTCGGAGCTGGCCGCGCTCGCCTTTAGCTCGCTCGACACGGCGACCGGCTTTGCGTCCGAAATCCTCGCCGCTCGACTCACGGACGTGGATTATGGATACGCTGGCGAAAACTATGACCGCTACCCGCCGCTTACGCTCTTCCCTGAAATCCCGGCGGGGGTTATACTCTCGATGGCAATGGGCGAGATCGTGAACGCATCCTCCGTCGGGACATACCGCAGACTCACGAACGTGAGGGGCAGAGCCACTACGTCGGCCAGAGGGAGGATCCTCAAATGAGCACTCCAGCAACGACCTTCGTGGTGTCGTTCACAGACTACCAGCCGGTGCCTCGCTTCGACAACATCGCTTGGACGACGGTGATGATCGAAGAGGGCACAAGTGAGGACGGCCCGTGGAACCTGATCGACACCCAGAACCTCATGCCTGTCGATCTCGACCCGTCCAACCCGATGTCTCGCTCGTTCACGACGGGCAAGGCGACCATCGAGCACGGCTGGTACCGCATCCTGTTCGGCGATATGAACAACAACATCGTCGAGACTGTGCCGATGTTCAACGGCGAGCCTATCGAGTGGACGCCAACGCTTCAAGATGTCGGTCACGTCGTGCTCTCCCGAACTCGGGATGACGCGGGGAACATTCTGGGTACTTTCACCGACAAGACGCAGCCGACCGACGATCAATGCCGTGTGCTGATCGAAAAGGCGATTGACGACATTATCCCTCTGATCGGCACTGACATCCCCGAGGAGCTGATCGGTGAGGCCCAAAACATAGCATCCATTCGAACGGCGATGTACATCGAGCTGACGTACTACGCGAACGAGGTCGCTACAAATCGTTCGGTGTATCCGGAGCTGAAGGCTCTGTTCGATGAGAAGGTGGCCGCGCTGGCGAAAGCTATCACGGCTGTCGAGGCGGGCGGGGACATCACCGACGCGACCGCAGGGGCCGGTGGTGAACCCGCCTACGCCTATCCTCCCGATGATGGCATGTATTGGAGGCCGTTCTGATGGCGCAAGGGCCAATCGGGATGCATGTGTTCGGAATCGAAGAGGTCGATGGTATGCTCTACGCCGGGATGCAGGCAGCCGGTAACATGAAGCCCGCTCTGGAACTCGTCGCCGAAGGCATGATGGAATCTATCGACTTGAACTTCCAGGCTCAGGGTCGGCGCGGCGGCGGCTCTTGGAAGAAGCTGAGTCAGTACACCGTTGATCGTAAGGTGCGCGAGGGCGAGCTACCGCTCATCCTAATCGCCACTAGCGCGCTCCGAGACTCGATGACGATGCGTCGCGACCCGAATATGGATCTGAAGGTCACCCGCTCCGAGGTCAGGCTGGGCTCTCGCCTCGACTACGCGAATGTTCAGGACAAGGGTGGCGGCCCGAGTCATCTGGCAGCGCGTCCGTTCGCGAGCTTCACAGAAGGGGATCTCCGTGAATGGACGAGGATCTGCGAGCAGTACCTGATCGACCGGATGAAAGTGGGGAGGGCATAATGCCTTATCCGACTGATGACGTATATCTGTCGATCTTCGACGGCAGCCTTCTCACTCGCGCCGTCATGAACACCCTCAGAATGTGGTACCCGAGATACATCAGAGAGATCGAGTTCCAGCGTGGAGACCTGGAGATTGGGAGGATTCCACCGCCAGTCACGTATGCGGAACGATGGACGTTCGATTCGTACCCGGACGACAAGATGCCGGCTGTGATAGTCGTCTCCCCTGGGATGATGGATCAGCCTCGGCGCGATGGCGACGGCACCGTTAGCGGTTGGTGGGCTATCGGTGTCGGAGTCATCGCCGCCGCCGCGACTGAGGACAACTCGGAGCGCCTGGCCAAGATTTACGGCGCGGCTGCTCGTTCGATCCTCAGTCAGAAGGGCTGGTTGGACGAAACCTGGGAGTTCAACGGCTGCGAGATCCTAGCCGAGAACTATGAGGATGTTCCCGACATCGAACAGGCCCGCACGATGCGTTCCGCTCATATCATCGGACGGGTGCAAGTGATGAACATGTGGAACACCGGCGGTGGCCCCGCTGACCCGGATGATCCTTCCGATCCGCTCGCGATGCCGGGGTCTCAGTGGCCGCTCGCGAATGAGGTCACTATCGACGCAATCAACCGTATGGAGGAGGAGTGATGCCCCCAGCTGGGAAGAAGGCAGAAGACAAGGAAGAGACGCTCACCGCTCCCAGAGCGCCTGAGCAACGCAAGCCACCCGGAAACGGTGGTGGGACGGATCCGCCGCCCACCGGCGTGACGCAGTTCCGGTACATCGGCGATCATGCCCAGATCCTGGAGAACGGTCAGCCGCTCGGTCACGGTGACTACGTCACCATCCAGCCCGAGGACATGGTCGGGATCAACCAGATGCTCTGGGACGACGGCAACCTGATCGACGCGACCGGGATCGACATCAGCGGCGATCAGCCCCAAGCAGCCTCGCAAGAGGCTCCTGAAGCACCCGACATCAAGGAGAAGGAATGAGCACAGTCCTGATCCGGCCTGGTGTCAACGTCACCCTGCGGCCCAGCCCGCCGACCATCGGAGCACCGACCGATACCGGCGTCTGGTTCGTAGTGGGGACGACTGACGCAGGGCCGCTCACTCCGACGCTACTCCGGAGCATGGCGGACTATCTCGCGATCTTCGGTCAGCGCGTCAGCTACAGCGTCGTGTACGACGCACTCGATGTCTACTTTCGCGAGGGTGGAGGATCCGCGTACGTCAAGCGGGTGGTCGGCCCTGCGGCAGTGACGGCAAGCAAGAACCTGCTCGACGCGGGCGCGGCGATCTCGCTCGTGGCCTCCGCGCTCGGGCCGGGAGTCAGTGGTAACTCCATCTCAGTCGGCGTCCGCGCCGGTCAGGGCGTCGGCACCTTCGTGGTCTTCAACGTCGTTGGCGGCGTCGAAGTGGAGACCAGCCCGGATCTGTTGGACAACCCAACGGCGATTCTTTGGGCGCAGAACTCCTTGTACATCCGGCTCGCCGCTGGGCCGTCCGCGAATGACCCAGCTCCTGCCGCTGCCGCCGCGCTCGCGGGAGGGAACGACGACAGGGCGAACATCGTGGACGCAACCTGGCAAGCCGCGCTCGACGCGATCACGTCCGACTTCGGGCCTGGTCAGGTCTCGGCACCGGGCCGGACGAGCGACATCGGACACCAGCAGCTGGTCGATCACGCCGGCAAGCATCAGAGGGTCGCGATCCTCGATGCGCCGGACACTTCGACAGTCGCCACGCTGACGGCTTCCGCCAACGGCGCGAAGGTCGGATCGTCGTCCAAGTTCGCCGCGATGTTCTGGCCGTGGCTCGTTGTCCCCGGTATCGTCGCGGGTTCGACCCGCAGCGTGCCTCCCTCCGCTCTCATCGCCGGTCTCCTCGGTCGCAACGACGGAGCCGGGTTGGGGCCGGATCAGGCGGCGGCTGGTGACAACGGCGTCTCGCTGTTCGCGACCTCGCTCTCTCAGCCCGCCGTCACCGACTCCGTTCGGCAGACGCTGAACACGGCGGGGATCGACGTCATCCGGAACTTGTACGGGACGTTCCGCAACTACGGATGGCGGTCGCTCTCGGATCCGACCGCTGAGTCCGACTGGCTCAACTTCGGTTGTGGCAGGCTGTACATGAGCATCGCTGCGAACGCTCAGGCCATCGCGGAGAGCTTCATCTTCGACAAGCTCGACGGCGCTGGTCTTACGATCAACAGGTTCAACGGGGCGCTCACCGGCCTGCTCGCGGGCTACTACGACAACGGGGATCTCTACGGTGCATCGCCCGCCGATGCGTTCTTCGTGGACACCGGCCCGAAGGTGAACACCCCGACGACCATCGCCAACCACGAACTGCACGCCGTTCTGAACGTCCGGATGAGCGAGTTCGCCGAGATGATTCAGATCGAGGTCTACAAGAGGCCGATCACCGGCTAAGGAGGAACGATGAGTTACGACCCGAAGCAAGTCAGGGGGACTCGCCAAGACACCTTCACGGTGGGTCTCATGGTCGAGGATCCCGCCAACCCAGGTCAGTGGATCGACTGGGGGATCTGGGACACCAAGACCGGTGGCGACCTCGACTCCGAGGATCGCCTGTACTACCCTGGCGCGATGGGCCCGCCCTACTCGCTGGGCGGTCGGATCTCGCCGCAGCCGGTCACGCTGACGCGGAACTACCGCATCCAGCGCGATCACTACCACATCCAGAAGCTCCTGGATGGGGTAGGAAAGGCGAACTGTCAAGTCCAGCAGTTCGCTATGGACAAGTACGGCCTCACGCACGCGCCCGCCATCCTCTGGACGGGAACGCTGAAGACGGTCGTGCCTCCCGAGCACAACTCCGAGTCGTCGTCGGATCCGGCGATGATCTCGGTGACTATCACTGTCGATTCGGCTCCCAAGGCCGTAGGAGCGCCTAGCTAGGAGACACCATGACAAATATCGAAGACGAAGCCCCTGCCGCCCCGCTCGCTCACGAGATCACGAGCGACGAGGCTCAAGGGCCGCAAACCCTCGCGGAACAACTCCGTCTCCGTCGTTCGGAGATCGCAGAGTCGCACGATGTGTACCTTCCCTTGATCGGCTATGAAGAGTACGGACTCCACGCGAAGCACCGTCTCATGGATCGGCAAGAAGTCGAGCGGCTAGGTCGGAAGATCACCGCCGAGACCAAGGATCGAGGCGAGCGCAACATGCGCATCCTCCTCGACATGATCATCCTCTCCACCAGCGGCTTCTTTCTCAAGGAAGACGACGGCGACGGCTACCGGCAGGTACTCGATGACCGGAACGGTGAAGCCCCTGTCATGACTTGGGGGATGTTGGCCAAGTACCTCGGCTGGCAGCCGGACGAAGTTGACGACAACGCTCGCATGGCGCTCTACTACTGCTTCGGCGGTAACGAGTTCATGGTCGGTCAGTACGGGATCCTCCTCAACCGCTGGATGAACAATACTGGCGTCAAAGTCGATGAGGAGTTCTTGGGGGAAGTTCTGTAAGGGTTCCTGATGAGATACAAGCCGCAGCCCAGATCGCTATTTCCGGACAAGACCCTTGGGTTTTCCTGGAGACCACCGACGCGGAGAAACGAGCTACGATGTCTGCCATCGCGAACGAAGTCCAAAAGCTCATGCTCCTACTCAACGACGATCTCGCTGCGAAGGTCATCAATAGGCTGGCGGAGGCGATAAAGTAGTGGCCTGGGGATCTGCTACATCTGCTACCATCCGGATCGCTCTCGCGGGACAGCGTACGGCAATCGCTGGACTCGCGGCGACCAAGGCTGAAGTCAATAGCCTGCGTCGGAGCGTAGCAGAGTACGGAGCTACGGCAGAAGTCTCGTCCAAGCGGTCGTGGCTTCTGAACCAGGCGCTGTTCACCTTGCGGCGCTACGCCTATATGGGAACCCTCGCTCTCACGGGCCTGATCGGACTCAGCCTGAAGTGGGGGACTAGCTTCAACGCAACGATGCAAAGTGCGACTCTGGCTCTGCAGCCGATGATGAAAGGTACCGGCGACGTTCAGAAGGAGCTGCAGATCCTGTTCAATATGGCCAAGTATAATCCGTTCACGTTCGGTGATATGACGACCGCGTTCCGGAGAATGTATATTGGCCTCCATCCTATCGGAATCCAGACCGCTGAGATCAATAGGACTCTGACGGATGTAGTCGATGCTCTGTCGGCTGCGGGATCTACGTCGCCCGGTCAGCTCAACCGAGTCGCCGTCGCGCTACAGCACCTTGCGTACTCGGGGCGGCTGACCGGCTTCGCAGTCAACCAGCTGATGCGAGACGGTCTGCCGATTGTCCCGGCTCTGAACAAGGAGCTGGGGATCACCGGTGAACAGCTACACAATATCTCGAAGCTCGGGATCCCGGCTGGTGTCGCGCTCGACGCACTCAACAAGTACATCGAGGAGACGCCCGGACTTGCCGGCGCAGCGGCGCGGCAAGCGAAGACGCTCGGTGGCGAGTTGGCCACCCTACACGACAACATCGCTCAGACGGTTGGTGCTCTGACTCACGGCTTGTTCACTCGGGCGACCGGCAGCGGAGGATTCCTGCAGAACATCAACAACATGTTCAACGGGATCCAGGCGATCATCCTCAAACAGAAGGGCAAGATCAGTATTGGGCAAGTATTCGGGCAGATGACGAAGGCGTGGCCGATGCTGAAGCCGATCCTTACGGACATCAAGCTCTTGGTCGGCGCGCTTACAGTCCTGTGGAACGTGATCCGGTACGGAGTCTTGCCGACGCTGTACCTCTTCGCCACAACCTTGGCGTTCTTTTACCCGATCCTGCACCCCATGCTTGAGGTTCTGAAGTTCCTGACGAAGCAGATGTGGCTCATGGTGCCTGTCCTGACGATCCTCACCGCGCTCTACATCTTGGATAGATACGCGATGTGGAGAGCCGTTCTCGTCAAGAAGGAACTGAAGGACATGACCTACCTGGAAGCGTTCTGGACGAGGCAGACCGTCGCTTCCAAGAAGCTGTACGTCTACTGGACACTCGCATCTGCGAGGGCTACTCGGCTCTGGGGTATCTTCATGGGACGGATCTGGGTACAGCAAGGAGCCGGGGCATTCAAGTCTCTGACGGGTCTAGAGAAGGCGGTGCGAACTCTCGGCATCACGATCCGCACCGTACTGATCCCCGCGCTCGCGGACTTCGGCGCGGCGTCAATCGCGTTCCTGGCGACACCGGCGGGATGGGTGCTCCTGATCGTCGCAGCCGTCATCCTACTCGTCGCCGGTCTCGTGATCCTCTACTTCAAGTGGAAGTGGTTCCACAATCTCGTGAACACTACCTTCCACTGGATCTGGGAGCACTGGAAGTTGATGGCGCTCGTTCTCGCATTCCTGATGCCGCCGCTCGCGATCTTGCTCGTTACCGCTCGACTCCTGTACGATCACTGGAAGACGGTAGACAAGTTCCTGACGAAGTTCTGGAGAGGTACACTGCTGCCGATCTACAAATGGCTATCGGGAATCTGGAAGACTCTCGTGAGCACACTCAAGGTCGGCTGGGAAGCCATCCTGCTCGTCGTCAATACGATCACCGGCGTCTTCAAGGGAATGATCAAATGGATCGACAAGGTGATTGCCAAGATCAAGAGTATGCTCGGCTGGTGGAAGAAGATCCCGTTTGCGACCGACATCGTTGGAGCCGCGAAGGGAATCTGGGGAGCCATCAGCGGATTCGCTATGCAACCGGGTATGCTCACTCCCGCAGACGCAGCTTCGCCAGCCGGTGGCGGCGCGCTCGGGACTCCCGGATCAAACATCAGTCCGTTCTATCCGTCGGTCGCGGCGCAAAGCGCGACGAAACATCAGATTACAAACCACGTTCACGTCCACATCGACGGGAAGCAGGTAGCGACCAGCGTGGCGAAGTCGAACAATAAGCATAAGGCGAGGAAATGAGAATCCCTGAGAGATACTTCTACACGTTCCGGTCGAGCAAGGGATCGGTCGTCAAGGTGATGCGCGGATCCGACTCGGCTTCAATCGTCGGCGGCGAGGGCGGATGGAACATGATCGCGCGTCCGCGCCGGACGAGTCTGACGCAGTGGGGCGGTCGTGAGCCGTACCAGATGGACGTGCCGATCCTGTTCGACGGCTGGCGGACTCAGAGAAGCGTCGAGCGAGACATTCGCGTCTTCCAAGAGATGGCGCGAGGCTACGACTTCAGCCCGCCGCCTACGGTCAAGATCGACGGAGCGGTTCCGGTCAACGGAGCTACCTGGGTGATCATGAGCATCGACTGGGGCAGCGAGGTCTACTGGTCGCAGAGCGGGAAGTCTGCGGACGCCAAAGGCAACTACTTCCGCTATCGGCAAGATGCCGTCGTTCACCTTCTCCAGTACGAAGAGGAGGAGCGGCTCAAGGTAGTCATCACGAACTCGCTCCCGAACCACTACACCACTCAGCAGAAGAACGAGACACTCAAGGGAATCGCGAAGGCGATGTATGGTAACGGGAACCGCTGGAAGGAGATCGCGCAGGCCAACCCGAAGATCCGCGACCCGAATCATATTCCCGCTCACACTCAGCTGAGGATCCCGTAATGGCGCCAAAGAAGAAACAGCTCACCGCCGTCAAGAAGCTGGAGCTTTCGAAGCTCAATCCAAACGAGATCCAGCGCGAGATGATGGGCAAGGATCTCGACCTTGAGAAGCTCGTCGTCTACCTCAAGAGTCAGATTCTCTTCGACGCCGTTGACCGCGTAGTCGATGTCACCGTCAACCGGGCCATCGATGAGGCGAGTACGGTCGATGTCGTCCTGAACGACTACGACCGCTCCATTATTCGCAGCTGGGCGATCAACGCGAAGCTCGACATCAATATCGACGGCCTCTGGTTCCGTCTCGTCTCCTGCTCGCGAACCGCCGGTGACGATAACCTGACGCTGACGTTTGAGCAGCGCGAGATCGCCCTGCTGCGCTCATATCCGAAGCCGGACACGAACACCTACACCAAAGCGAACGCGCGCCACTGGGTCAAGTGGGCGAGCCGCGACAAGGGTACGACGCGAGCTGAGTTCATTCTCAACCTGATTCGCGAGGTCAAAGAGGTAGACATCCCGGTCGTGATCCCGCATCTACACCAGACTCAGCCGATAGTCAAGAACACCGACCTGGCCACTCCCTGGACGACCGGCGATAATGTCGCCTCATCGAGCGGGATCGACCCGAACTACAACAAGAACAAAGCGTCGCAAACGTACCTCGGAGTTCAGGCTCAGGTACCGGGTCACAAGAAGATCACCGCTCCTCGTCCGCAACCGCTCAAGGTGAAGACGGCGCGAGCTACGCCGGAGCAGATCAGGAATGCGAACACGATCCTGACGGTGGGAGTTCAGAAGGGCGCTCGGCGCAAGGTGCTCGTCGCGTCGATCATGGTAGCCATTGATGAGTCTACCATCCATAACCTCGCGGGCGGCGACCGGGACAGCGTCGGAGTCTTCCAGCAACGAGACAGCTGGGGCAGCTATGACGACCGTCACGACGTTGCGACTTCGGCTGGCATGTTCTTCGACGCGTGTATGAAGGTAGACGCCGCTCAGCCCGGTCAGAGCTTCAACGATCTCTGCCAGAACACGCAGCACTCGGGAACTCCGCTCGCGTATGGTCAATACCGTTGGGAGGCCGAAGCGTTCTGCAATGCCTTCGGGATTCCACCAGGCGGCGAGGGAGACGCGATAACGGGCGGATCGGCTGGAAGCGATCCTACAACAGAAGGAAGCGCCGCTACCGCCAACTCAATGGGGCAGACGTGGACGAATCCCGGTACTGACGGCACGTACTACTTCTATCGCGGCATCCCGCCGACTCGCAACAAGGGCTGGTGGAAGCGTGAGGATAACTGGACGTGTATCAAGCGGCTCGCTGACGAGGTTGGCTGGCGCGCGTTCTTCATCGGTGGCGTCTTCTACTTCCTGACCGACGACGATCTGTTCAAGACGCAGCCGATAGCAACGGTCACCGAGGAGACTCCCGGCGTGATGGGGATTGGCTTCGACTACGATGTGGGACGGAAAGGCGCGACCGTAGACCTGCCTTGCCAGGTCGGGTTGTGGAGCGCGCCTCCGGGCTCAGTCATCGTGATAGAGGAACTAGGGCCGCTCGATGGTAGGTGGCTCGTAAACACGTACTCGCGTAGTCTGTTCGATGACAACGCCGACATCGCTCTCACGAAGCCGCAACCGAAGCTCCGCGAGCCAACTGCGAACAACGTCTCGATCCCGACGTGGAGCCAGCCGCAGACACCGGCGGCTCCGAACGTCAACGGGCCGCACCCGAATGTCCTGCAGCAGATCATCCCGAAGCGGTACCTGACGAGCATCGGTGGTCTCCATCCGACCGAAGGGCTGCCGGACTACGAAGCGATGGACTGGATGGCTCCATCCGGCTCGCCGGTCGTGGCTCCGGAGGCTGGCAAGGTTCACCGCTTCTCCGGGTACAACCCAGAGCTTCCGCCGCCGCTCGGGATCCACGGGCCGTATGGTCTCTCGCTCTATATGCTGGGCGAGTCCGGTACCGACTACTACATGACCCATCTCGGCGCGTACCACTGCTCGGTAGGCGACAAGGTGTTCGCCGGTCAGCTACTAGCTCAGGTCGGAGACTACGCTCAATGGGGTGGTGCCGATCACTGCCACTGTGGTCTCCATAACGGAACAGTTACGAACGACATGTTGCGTCACGCGCTGCCTCCCGCCGACCCGACTCCGGACGCAAAGGTATGAGCGACATCTCTATGGATACGGCACCGCCCGATGTAGCACTCGGGCAGATCTACAAGGGAGTGATCGCCATCCCGCCGATCAACTTCACCGCTAAGATCGGCGTGATCATGCCGGACATTCATCCGGATCTCGTCTTCCACTGTAAGTGGCAGTCCCGCGACAACATGAGCTTCCCGCAGGTCGAAGACGACGTGCTCATCGTCTGGGACAACGAGAACGAGCCGTGGGTGATTACTTGGTGGCCGGCTGTGCGCAACCCGATGATCTACACCGGCAACTACGCGGATGGTGCTCCCGCCGACGCGGTGCAGGACGACATTTGGATCGCCTACAACGTCAACTCGACTTGCAAGCGGCTCGCGTTTCAGTACGACGCGAGTGCGAACAAGTGGCAGCCAATCTCGCTCGTTCCGAATCCGCCGGTGAATGGCAAGTGGGTTTTTGGGCAGGGAGGCGCGGCAATCTGGAAACAGATTGATCAAGTCGATCTACCTGATAACTTGAATGTAAAGAATACCGCGTATGCAACAGATTTGAATAACTGTACGGCTAACGGTTGGTATTCGTTTCAACCATCAACCGCTAACTCACCTGGCGGTTACGGATATTGTCAAACGATGGTTCTTTCGGGTGGAGTCAACTACAAGCAGCTCGCGTACGGGTATAACTCAAACCAGAGATGGACTCGACGATTACAGGATAATGGAGGCTGGGGTGCTTGGTATGCCGTCTCTGATGTCTGGTGGGGGCCACAATGGTCTTGGGATACTGGACGAGTAAATCTCAACAACTATTGGTACACCGACTACACCCACAACCTCGGGAACACCTGGGGACGAAATCCTGATATCGTTTCAGGATGGCTACAAGATACCTACTACGGGTTCAATATGCAGTGGATGGTTACGCACAACTCGATCAACCAGGTGCGCGTATTCGCCGCATGTATCGGAAATACCAATGGAGTCGGGGCAGGACAGGCAACTGTGTTCGTTCGATTCGGTTACATCCCATAAGGAGAGAGAGTGTTTGTACAGGTAGCGATAAACATTCAACCGGACGACGATTGGGAGTTCAGTCCGGATGAAGCAGCGGAAGCGATCCTCACCGCTCTCAACGGCAATGCTGAAAAGGACATAGTGCAGGTAAACGTCAATGGAACAGGAAGGGCTGGAGTCGTGCCGCCGCCGCCGTCGATGACTCCTATCAATGGCGGTTGACGTCCCTCATTTCGATCTCCCGTTCCAGCTCAGCAAGAACGGAGCTACCATCGTGGAGCAGGACTCCATCGAAGACATCGTCAACTGCGTCACGGCTATCGCTGTCACTCCGGTCGGCTGGCGGAGTGAGATGCCGACGTTCGGGATCCCCGACATCGCTCTGCGCCGGTTCCCGATTGGCTCGGAGGATATCAACAACTGGATCTCCAACCAGGAGCCTCGCGCCGCGCTCGTAGTCGAGGAGCGTCAGGACAGAGTAGATCAACTGGTCGATTACATCAACATCGGAGTCTCGATTGTAACGAAGGGAGGTAGCTAGTGAGCCAAGGATACATCGAGTACCCGATTGACTCTGACCCGATGGATCTGCTGGACGAGGCGTACACGTCGATCAAGAGCCATGTTCCTCAGTGGGTCGAGAATCCGGGCAATCTCGATACCTGGATCCTTCAGATTGTCGCGTCGGAAGCGTCGGGCCTGTACACCCTCGCGCAAGATGTTCCCGATACGATCTTCAAGTGGTACGGCGCTACGCTGATCGGGCTACCGCCGCTCGACGCAACTCCGTCGCTCGTCGGCTCCACCTGGACAATGCAAGACAACGTCGGCTACCTCATCCCCGCCGGCACGCAGGTCGCGATCCGAGACACCGTTGGTGTCGATCATGCCTTCTCTACTCTTCAGGACATCGCTGTTCCGGCGGGTCAGACGGCGACGGCGGCGGGCGCGGTCACGCTTCAGTCGGTCGATGTTGGAGCGGATACAGCCGGTCTCGGCGGCGCAGGTCAATCCGTCGCTCTGATCGACACGCTCTCGTTCGTCACTACGGTCACTCTGGTCGGGGCTACTGCCGGCGGTCAAGATGCCGAGCTATCGAGTCAGTACAACTACCGGCTCGCGCGCAAACTGCAGCGGCTGTCGCAGCGTCCGGTGCTTGCCTCAGACTTTGCGCTGGCTTCGCTCGACGTCACCGGCGTCTTTCGCGCCGTCGCGCTCGACGGCTTCAATCCCGCCGACAACTCGTTCAACAACCAGCGAATGATCGGCATCGCGGCGGTCGATCAGAACGGTACGCCGATCACTGGGACGGTCAAGACGAACCTCGACGCCTACCTCCAGTCGCTGCGCGAAGTCAACTTCATCGTGACTGTCTTCGATCCGACGGTGACGCAGATCGACGTCACTTTCAACGTCAAATGTCTCGTCGGCTACACCGCTCCGACGGTACAGGCGAATGCGGTCGCCGCTGTCATGGACTACCTCAACCCCGCGAACTGGGGCCAGGATCCGTCCGTCACTGACGCGACGGCGGCGGCTCAGACCTGGGTAGAGACCAACGTGGTCTACTACAACAAGATGCTAAACGTACTTGGTCAAGCGCAGGGCGTAGACCGGGTGCTCTCGATGACGATGGGCATCCACGGAGGGTCGATGGGTACGGTTGACGTCAACCTACCGGGTCACGCTTGTCTGACGAATCCGAATACGATCAACGGAACGGCGACGCCATGAGTAGCTACGGCTGGCCGGTCGAAGACGTCACCCAAAGGTTGTACGACAATCTGCAGCCGCTCGCGGGCGCAGACGCTCGGCTCGGGTGGCCGCTGCTCGCGTTCATCGACGCGCTCGGCGGGCTGTTCCAGAAGGGTGCGGATCTCGTACAAGACGGGCCGGACGGCGAACCGGGCTGGTCGATCATCCTCGACATCAACCGCTGTCCCGACGAGGGACTGCCTTGGCTTGGCCAGCTGATCGGGATGCACTTCTATCAAGGAGTCACCGCCGATCAGATGCGGCAGCAGATCCGCGATCACCTCAGCTGGCAGCGCGGTACGGCTGCGTCGATCATCGCTGCCATCCGTCTCTTTCTGACTGGGACTCAGACGGTACAGATCAATGAGCGGGACACCAGTCCGTATCATTTCCTCGCTACCATCTGGGCCGCAGAAGCTCCGAGCGATACTAGCCCCACTTCGGCGCTCGTGAGATACGTGAACCAGTTCGCGAAGCCAGCCGGGATCCAGTGGACTCTGACGGTCAACCCAGGAACGCCGCCTGGGACGACCTACGCTGCGATCTACAATCATCCGTACACCTACGGTCAGATCTTCACCAACTTCCAGACGTACGGCGACATCCACTAGGAGGGCTATGCAAACTACAACCAGACGGGGGATCCAATACCCCAGCGCGGATCGGAGCGACCGCGCCGACATCGCCCTTCACATCGGCAACGTCGCGACCGCTCTCGATGTAGACGTTCTGTTCAACCAGGGGACTGACGCGGCTCGCGCGGCGGCTCCGCATCAGACCGGCGGCGGTCGGTACTGGTGGACGACCGATACGCACATCATGTGGTACGACGACGGCACTACCTGGTACACGGTCGGCTCGATTGCGGCTGGCGCGATCACGTCGGCTCTGATCCAGGACGGGACGATTGTCGATGCGGACTGTTCCGCCGCGATGGCGCTCGCGATCAGTAAGTTCGCTGGATTCCCGAACGATGCGACCAAGACCCTGATGGGGAACGGGGCCTGGGCGGTTCCGGTCATGGCCGGTGTCAACCAGAAGACGGCGAACTATACGCTCACGCTCGCTGACAATAACGCTCTGGTCGAGATGAACCTAGCGGGCGCGAACACCGTCACCGTTCCGCCCGACAGCACCGCGAGCTTCCCGGTCGGATCCGAGGTCACCGTTGCTCAATATGGCGCGGGGCAGACGCAGCTCGTGGCCGGGGCTGGCGTGACGCTCCGTGGCTACAATAACAACTTCCGGCTCGCCGGTCAGAACGCGGTCGCCGCCGTGATCAAGCGCGCCGCCAACGACTGGTACGCGGCGGGGAACCTGGTGCCATGACCTCACCCGCTGTCCTCTGCGTTGATCGCGTTCTACCGACGGTTGCCGTCACCAGCCCAGGTGCCGGTAACGTCTCCGGGACAATCACCCTCGCTGCAACCGCCGCCGACAACGACGCTATCAAGCAGGTTCAGTTCCGCGTCGATGGTACGGTTCTCGGGACGGTATCGAGTGCGCCGTTCCAGATGAACTGGGATACGCACGGGGCGGTGAATGGTGCGCATACGATCTACGCTGTGGCAACGGATCGAGTAGGCAATCAGCAAACTGCGTCGGTAGCTATCAACATCACGAACGTACCGGCGATGAACTTCTACAGCCCCGGCAACGGAGCTACGGTCACGAACGTCATGACCCTCGCGGCATCTATCACGCAGTACGGCACCGGCGTGAGTACCTACTTCTACATCGACGGTTCGAACATCTACGGACAGGGCGGCGGATCCGGGACGTACTCGGTCAACTACGATACTCATAACCTCGGCGTCGGCTGGCATACGATCACGTGCATCGCCGTAGACTACCAGAACAACCAGACTCGGATCGACTACAGCGTGTACGTCAACAACCAGCCGCCCGGAGCCGGGGTCACGGTTCTCGGAGATCATTGCGAGTGGAACGGCGATGAAGGGTACTACGACAGCTATCGTCACAGCCCGCCCGCGTACGATGACTCGTCACACGGTAACTGGATTTGGAGCCAGACCGGAGCGAAGTACACACCGGTCTATCTCCCAGGCAATCCCAACCCGACGTACTACCAGATGCGCGTCTGGTTCCAACTCGGTCGCGTCGAGGGAGGATCAGACGGTAACGTCTGTCACTTCGATGTACAGATCGGAGGGGTCGTGGGATGGACAAATATCTGGAACAATGGCCCGTCGTATACAAACCTCGGGCCACTCTGGAACGTGGGTGGTGGCAACGACTGCTACGCTCACTGGTACGCAGACAACCCGGATTGGAACACCTGCTTCTGTATGGGGATCGGGTTCTACTACGACTTTGTCCCGAGGTACGCATCATGACGACTGAAGAACAGTTCAAGGAGATCCTGGACAAGCTCGAAAGCCTCCTGTCGATCTTAGGTAGAATCGCCCGAGCCATCGAGAAGGAGATCGAGTTGAGTACCCAGGAAGATGATCGTAGCGGAACTTAGTGGTGACAAACTCGCAGCCGTCGCAGCATTTCTATCGGGCATCGGTAGCGTCCTCACCGGGTGGCTGGCGCTCCGGTATGAAGCCAAGCGTAGCGACCGCAATTGTCAGGAGCGGATCGACGCCTTCATGAAGGGAATGGAGCAGAGAGAGACGTTCCTTCAATCTGACAAGGGGGTACTGAAGGATGAGTAGATGGAGAACGTGGCTGCTGCTCGGCGCGAGCGGCGTACTCGCGGCAGCCACCGGGTACTTTGCATCGGGTGTACTGGGATCGGCGTTCCAGGCCCCGACACAGACGGTGACGATTGACATCCCGACCGGCACCGGAGCTACGGGGCCAGCTGGGCCTGCCGGCCCGCCAGGGCCGAAGGGCGATCCCGGCAACCCCGGAGCTGAGAGCTGTCCGACCGGCTCGACGTTCAAGGCCGTCACCTTCAATACTCCCGGCGGACATACGACTATCTGGACGTGTGTCGCAGGATGAGCACCAACGAGCTGATCGCCCTCTGTGTAGGCTTGATGTTTCTACTCGCCTGCTTCGTCGTGTTTGGAGCGTTCTCGGATCGTCGGCATAGCCGAGCGATGCTAACGACTCTGATCAGAGCTGCGTACAACCGGGGTCAGGAAGACACCGCCGTGATCCCGGTACCCGAGGGATGGCCCGAGCCTGGAGAGTCTAGTCCCTCATCGCGTAAGTGATCCAGCGGATCTCGTTCTCCAGGTAGACCACCGCCGACCTCCCCCACCGAGTCTCTTCGTTCAGAATCGCCCAAGTGGCGAGGAGCGGAAGCTCGGTCATGACCTGGGTCATATGCTCCATGATGAACTCGTCCCACTCAAGCTGGATCCCCTCGCGCTGGATCTCGGCGGTGACCTGGATCTTCGGCTCGCGCTTGCTCCACGAGCTGAACGACTGACGCAGCGCGTGATCAACTCTCCGCGCTCGTCTCTTGTCAATCGCGAGTTCCTTGTCGGTCGCCTCGCCGCCGAGACGCCGTGGAATCGACCCCACGACGCCTACGACGGTCAAGGCGGTCTGGATTCGCTCGACTTCCCTTGAAACGAGCGATTCCTTGGTTTCAAGCTCCGAAACGGCTAATCCGCTATCAAAGTACCGTTCGACGAAGCCGGACGAGCTTGTAGGCTGTTGTATAAGCCGTTCCCAAGCATCCGGGCGGTCTCGGCTCGCCTTATCCCTTGTCTCCTCGTTATACATGTTCCTACAAGCTCCTAGCCGTCTTCGCCTGATTCGATAGATCCGAACCGGGCCGGATCCGGCGGTACGCCCTTCTCAAACACGTCCGCCCGCCGAAGGAGTGAACCCGGCTGGTGACACACCGGGCACTCCTCCGTCTGGATGAACGTCATTACGCCGCACATCGAAGTCTCGCAGGCGTAGAGATCGTATGGCCTCGCTTTCTCGTGTAGTTGAGTCATCAGTATCCCGCCAACCTTTCCTGTAGGTCTTCTAGCCGGTGCTGCTGCTGCCGAGCCTTGAGGAGACGAGTATGGGTAGCCTTGTTCGACCGATCCTCCTT